GTTTAGACCCAATGAATTATTATGAACAGAATGAACAATATATAGAAGTATGTGATGAATGTTATAAGAAAAACTATAAAAAACGAGGTGAAAATGAATAAACATGAAATACTAAAGCAGCTGCTTGAAGACATGGGTGTGGGTGTAGACGAAACTGTAATAGACAAAGGTGATAAACAATTACTAATGGCTATGTCATATGAATTTGTTATAATAATAATCAAATTATCTTCTAGACTAAAACATTTAGATGAATTGGATGATAGTACAATGGATGATATCCAAGAATCAGTTTGCAAGTTACAAAGTCTAATTGGAAAAGTTATTGATGTCGACAGAGATGATATATATGAAGGACTGAAAATGGCAACAAAAAACAATGGTGATGACTTTGAAAATGATATTGTTTCTATGATGGCAGCAAATATGTCTCCATTAGCTGAAGGGTAATCAATTAGGCTTCGAGAAGAGCCGTGCTGGGAATGTCTTCTTCTCCAATGTTCCTCCAACCACAAGCCGAGGGACATTCCCAAAATTTCGAGGTAAGTATGATAAATAAAATAATAAGTTTTATAAATATGTATTTTGAAGTAATTGTAGTTGTATTGTTCTTTATAGTTATATGTACTTCAATATATAGAATATGGATAGTTTTCTAATGAATATTAATGACATAATTATAGATTTAATAAAATTATTAACTGTTATATATGATAGATTAGATATGAATGAGGTTGAAAAGATGCATAATATTATTGGAAAACTAAAAGACGTGCAATCAAAAATGTTAATCATGGGTATAAAATTAGGACTCAGTAATTATGAAGAAAATTGAAATAGGTGATAAAGAAAGGTCTAGCTATACACAATTTAGACTTGGGCATATAACAATCAAGGAAATAATGGATAAATATCCAGATAAAGTAGTTGATGTTTATACTGAGGGTAAAGATGCTGTAATGGTATTAGATACTTGTAGAATTAAATTTACTAACACTGAAATAACCAAAGGAGCCGAGGATGGCAAGAACAAAGAAACAAGTGGATAAAAAAGTAAAAAGTCCACAACATTACGAATCAACAGATTATGGTAAGTTCAAGTTTATTGCAGCAAACCGTGATTTAAATGAACATCATGTCAAGGAAATTATGAAAGAGATTGAGAATAAAGACCTGCGTGATGAATCTCCAGTAAAAGTCAATGAAAATTTTGAGTTAATGGAGGGACAACATACATTTGTTGGTTGTGAGAGACTTGAATTACCTGTTAAATATATCTTTAGTCGTATGACTATTGATGATATAGGCAGATATAATGGTTCTCAAAAACCTTGGACATCAGTTCAAGTACTCAATCATTACTGTGTAAGGGCATTTGAAGATTACCTTATACTTAACGAGTTTTATAAGAAGTATAAATATCCTATTTCTACACTTCTTGTATTACTATCTGGTGAACATACCAAACAACTTTATAAGGATTTTAAGTTTGGTAAATTTAAAGTGAGACAAAGTGTCGCTCAAGTACAAGCTATTTTAGATAAAATATCTGAGTTTAAACATTTTAATGATAAAGTGTATAGACATAAGACGTTTGTATTGACATACATAGATTGCCTTACTCATCCAGACTTCGACCATGATAGATTGGTTCATAAAGTTAGCATTATAACAGAGAAATTTGTAAAATGTGATACTCAAGTGGATTATCTTAGAATGATAGAAGATGTCTATAACTATAGAAACCAAGAACCTATTAGGTTATACTAGGAGGTAACATGGGATATGATGTATATGGATTAAATCCTAAACAAAACAAAGTACCTCCAGCTATTTTATCAAAGTTTTATGATGAAAATGGTTGGAACAATTGGTCTGAGATGAATGAGAATGATAAGAAACTGTATTTTGAAGCACAAGATGAACATCAAGATATAAATCCTGGTGAATATTTTCGTGCTAATGTATGGTTTTGGAGACCAATTTGGACTTTTGTATGTGGTGCTTGTTCAGATTTCTTATCTGATAAGGATATGGATGCTGGTTGTTCTAATAGCGGAGATAGAATTAGTAAGACTAAATCTCTAAGAATAGCCAGTAGACTGAGAAGTTTGCACAAACAAGGCATAATAAAAACGTGGGAAGATGAAATGTTAATTCCTTTTGAAAAAGCTAAGAAACATAATAAAAAAGTTCGTAAAGAAATGAATACATTTCAGAAAAAAATGAAGAAAAAACATGGTGATGATGTTGTTCCAGCTAATTATCCTAAAGATGATTATGATAAATGGAAAAAGATACACTCAAAAGAAGATTGGACAGCTAGTTATCCACCTTCTATGAAAGCTATTCTTGATTTTGAACGTTTTTGTCATGAATCTGGAGGTTTTGAAATATGTTGAACAACTATAAAGGTGATAGAATGGGAAAAGGAAAGTATCTTGAAGCAAGAGTCAAAAGACTATTAGCTGATTCTGAAAATCAAAAGACTTATCAAACATCTGATTTGGCTTTAATTTCAAGAATATGGTTTGAAGATTTAAAAAGAATCAAATACGACAATGTAAATGGAACTGGAGCAATTGAGTTTCTACATTTATTACGTGATGGTGCTTTAACAAGCCATGATTCAGTTACTCGTTGTAGAAGGAAACTTCAAGCTCAACATCCAGAACTTCGTGATGATTCTGTTTATAAAGGTCGTAAAAATATAGAAAAACAGATGAAAGAAACTGGAACTTACTGGTAAAAACAATAGCCCCTAAGTTTAAATATTATTAAATTTGGGGGCTTTTTTAGGGAGAAAAACATGATAAATGTAGAGGAAATCTATGCCTCAGAATTGGAACGAGAACAATTAATCAATAGAAATAAATACAGAAACCATGATGGTTGGTTTAGTGCTTCTTCTGCTGGTTCATGCTTTAAAAAGCTGATGCTACGTAGAGAAGGTAAACAAGAGCCTAAAATGGATAACAGAGTTATGAGGTTATTACGTCTTGGGACAGTTGTACATGAGGACATACAAAGAGCTATTATGAATAGCGAGCAAATGGGAGATAAAAATTTAACTATAATGATGGAAAAAAGAGTAGAAATACCTGAATTGAAAGTAGTAGGACATCTTGATATTGGTATATTGGACAAGAAAACTGGAGGTATAAAGGTAGTAGATATTAAAACTTGTGCAAGTTATAAATGGAGAATGAAATTTGGTAGAAATCCAGATAAGAAGGGAAATCCTAATTATAATATGCAGCTTGCAACTTATTTGAAAGCGTTGCGAGATGCAACAAAATCTGATGGTCTTGCTTCAATGTCTTTATTATGGTATAATAAGGATACAAGTGCTTTAAGAGAAGAATATGTTGAATTACCTTGGATAGATAAAGCTATTGAATATTGGGAAGAATTAAATGAATACAGTGATGAATCTACATCTGAAGATATGGTTGTTGGTTCATATGGCGTTCCTATGGAAAACTGGGAGTGTCGTTACTGTGGTTTTAAAGATATATACTGTAAAGGAGTATAAATGTCAGAAACAATGATGACACTAAATAAGAATGGTTCTTTATCTCTTGATACGATAAATGAGTCATTAAGTAAAATAACAAGACAACACAAAAAGATAGGAAAAATAGAAACACCTAAAGGATTAGTAAAGAAGAAGCAAGGTTTTGATTATGTTGAACTTAGCTATATGAAGAATATGGCAAATGAACAATTTCCAGGATGGTCTTGGACTATTGTTAAAGGTGAAGCATTGGGTAGCAACGCATATGTAGTACATGGCAGATTGAAATGGTTTGATAATGGATTGTGGAGAGAAGGTGATATGGTTGCAGCTCATAGGATACAAACTAAACGTGGAAGTGATGAATTTGTAGATATTGGTAATGATATTAAATCAGCTAACACAGATTGTATGAAGAAAGCTCTTAATGTCTATATGGATATTGCAGCAGATGTTTATAGAAGCGAAGACCCTACACTTGACGATTATCAATACGAGACACTGATGGAAAAAGCAGCTAAAATCAATAAAGACACTGAGTTAACAATAGGTAGAAAGATAGAAAGTCAAGAAATAAATACAGCAAATTACAAAGCAGCAATAGCAAAACTAGAAAGATTAGCACAATGAAACAGTTAGAATCTACAATGCAAGAAGGATTGTTAACGGAAGGTGTTGAATATTCTGTTGGTACTAGTGATGGAAAGATATTTAACAGAGTAGTATATAAGGGAACTAAGTCATTTGGTGGAAAGAACATGATGTGTTTTGAAACTGATAGAGGTTCTCAATTATCTATTAATCCTAGTTACAATTCCTTTACAATCGAAGAAAACGGGCAGTTTCCTATGCCCGAAGACCTAATACAAGGAGAAAAATAATGGGAAAACTAACAGTAAATGAAGCTGAACAACTGCAAAAATCTGGTGTCCTCTCTAAGAAGGCAGTAGAAGAAATGCAGGAGAAAGGGCTTGTATCTACAAGACGTAGAGGTACAAAAAGAGTTATGAAAACTGCTGATGGCGGTTATGTAACTCCTCAGTTGTACTTTCAAGGACTTAAAGGCAACAAATACAGTACAAAAATGACTGAATTAAAGACTAAGTTCAATGATTTAGTAAATGAATACACAATCGAAAACAAAGGTAAAAGCCAATGATAAACCTAGCAGATACCACTTACAATGAAGCAAGGGATGGAATGATTCCTATCGTTGCAGGTGTATATCCAGCAAACGTATCTGGTCTTGAATCAAAAGACCTTGAAACAAAAGCTGGACAACAAACAGTCTTCAATGCAACTTTCCTTGTTGCAGATGAAGTAGCAACTACGACAATACCTAAGATGATTAAGAATGGTGATGGTGAATTACACCAAGCCACAGATGAAGATGGTACACCAACACAAATTTCAGCTTCTTTTATGAAGGGGAAGAGATTTAGTTCAACTGGAATCTGGTTAACACCTAATCCCCCAGAAGGACAAGGTTGGAAAAATCGTAAATATAAGGAATTCTTTGAACACTTAGGTGTTGTTTTCCCAGAAGATAAAAATGGGAATACACAATTAGCCATAGTGGAAGAAGAAGATATTATAGGACATCCATGTTTTATTAAATTAGGCAAGGAAGAGTATGTCAAGGATGGTGAAGCCAGATATGTATGGAAAGTATTTGATGCATATCAATGGTCTGATGGTGTTGCATTAACACCAGATGAAGTCGCTGGAGATGATTTACCGTTCTAACTTCTACGGAATAATGGGATAGAGGGAGTTTATTACTACGAGATAGTGTTTTCCCCCTCTATTCTCATTAAATTAAAAAGGACATTTATGGCAAAATCAATGAAAGTACCAGTTCTTGTAATAGAGCATCAAGATGATATAGAGATGTTATTACAAGGTATGCATTATATAAAAGAAATGAAAAATTGGGATCATAATAAAATTTCAAAATTATTGAATGAATTATATAAAATAAATAAGATGTATGAAACAAAATCACATAACTCCTAAAAAAATTAAGAAATTAGCAGAAAAAGCTTTAAAAGATAAACCTGAATGGAAACCATCTAAAGGACGAGTATATTTAAAAGATTTAGAGCCTGGAGACTTCTTTACAACACATACAGTAGTAGGTATATTGTTAGAATGTGAGACAAATGCAAAAGTAGTTATAACAGATTCTAAAAGTGGTCAAGCAACTGGAAAAACAATTATTAGCGCAGATACAGAGGTAATAAAACTTTAGGGGTTGTAAGAAAAAGGAATAAATGAAATGGTTCTTTCTGGTTGGCACTAGAGACAACCCCTAATAATTTAAGGAAATTATGGACTGGATATTAAATAAAAAAAGAATAAGTAATACAGACCTTAAGAAAAAGAAAAAACCAAGAAAAAATTACTCAAAACCAAGTTTACGATATTGTATTGATTGCAAAAAAGTTTGGGTCATAAGCACAACTGGTTCAATATTATTTTATGACCATTTGCCTACTTATGGGCTAGAAAGACGAACTTGTAAAGCGTGTGATAATCGTAGTACTGAAACATACGAACATCAGAGGAGAACAAAATGATAATGTTTGATATAGCAGAATGGATAGCAAATCTATTAGTATTGGGTATTGCTGTCATATTATGGGCTTTAGCTGTTTTCATGGTTGCCATGTTAGTATCTTTAGCCAGTCAATGGATTGATAATCTAAGCGGAGAAGTAAATGAAAAAATCTAAAAGAGCAGGTTTCACTGTCAAGAAAAATATTCCTAATAATTTTAGAGGGAAGGAAGATATTTTCTGGATAAAAATTAAAAAAGGAATAAAGAAATTTCTTGAACCAGCATTTAAGGAGAAGTAAAATGAGATATTACTGGGAAGTTTTATTTAGTACAGAGTATTTCCCATATTGGGAATTTACTATGTTAATGATGTTATGTTTATCATTAAGTATGCTAATTAGAATTAATAGAATAGAAAAAAAATTAGATGAGAAGCAGAGTGGGTAAAATGTCTTATATACATTACCTATGTGAAAATAATAATAAAAAGGAATTGATAGAGGAATTGGGAAGTATTCAAATGGCTGAAGGATTCTTAGAGGCACATAAAGAAATGCGAAATAAAAAATATAACAAGGCATTTGGTAAATTAAATGAAATAGTAGATAATAGTATTAAAGATTATAAGGATAAGAAATAATGCCAACGCCATTTATGTGTCATTGGTGTGATAAACCAACAATGAATGAAACTGGAATATGTATTGAATGTGAACAGAAATATGAAGAAGGTAATAAAGATATAGCAGCAACTATAAGAGAACTTGAAACTAAAGTAAGATGGTTAGAAAAAGGATTAAAATTAGTAATAAAAATAGCAAATGATAAAGAGAGTGGTCTATCAATGGCAGCACAGGCAGTATTAGATGGAGAACCAACAACAGCTGATGAACATAATACAATGCAAGAAGATGAAAAACTAGTTTATGAGGATGAACATAATTGTATGATACAGTATGACGACCCTGGAGATGAAAATGTTGTTCGTATATCTGATGTCAATAAAGAAATAGCTAAAGAATGGAACAGAGATAGGGAAAAGAAAATCGATATGATAACATCAATAGGATATAGAGGAGAAGATTAGAATGGCATATGGCAAGGTAAAAAATGACACATATTATAAAAAAGAACATGAAAGAACAAAATTAAGAATGGCTGGTGGTTCATGGTCAATAAATATGTCTGAAATAACTGATAATATAAAAAATATAATATATAAGACAAATAAAAATACATATAGTATTACACTGGATAAAGCAAAAGAACTTGGTTTTTACAGAACTTTTCAAGATGAATTAAAATTAGTAGTACCCGAGAAACATTGGAATATAAATGAGTAGAAAGAATCCACGATGTAAATGTGGAAAACTATGGGGAGTAGTATATATGAAAATAAAACGAAAATGTGGAAGATGTAGAAGTTTAGTAAAAATTAGAGAATTTAAAAAATGAAATGTCCTTGTTGTGGTTATACTGATGATGTACCATTTAATCCAAGTAAAAAGATATTAGAATTAAAAAGACAGAGGTCAAAACATACAAAAAAACTGATTAGGCGAGCAGTAAATCTTATACAAACAAATATAGAAAGCGATAATACGTTAATAAAAGAGTACTATTTTTGGCAAACAATATCAAATATACCTGATAGAGTAGTAGATTGGTCTATAAGCAGATATTTAGAAAGTAAACAACCATTATTTGATGGTAAAGGCTTTAAGTATTTAGCTCAAATAGTCATTAATCATAATAAAAATAGAACTAGAATTAGTAAAAACGAACTATTACGGCATGGTAAACCGCCAGCTGTAGTGACAATAGAGGAGGATTAATGTTAACAGATACATTATTTCCAATTAAAGAGATACCAGTAACATATGATGTAGCTGGGTGGGATGAACCTCAGCCAGCTGGATACAAACTAATAACAAGAGAAGATAATAATAAAATACTAAGTTGCATGACAAATGATTATAAAGTAGTGACTAATAAAGAAATAATAGACACAGCAGTACCTATTCTAAAACAACACAAGGCAGAACTTCAAGAATCAATAAGTTTAGGAAATGGCGAAAGAACAATATGGAAATGGATAATACCTCATATTAAAATAGAAGTAGCAAAGGGAGATGTCTTAAATCCTGAGATTATTATTAAAAATAGTTATGATGGCAGCTTACAGGTTCATGTACTTGCTGGTGCTTTCAGATTAGTATGCAGTAATGGTCTTATCATAGGAGTAACTCTTGGGCAGTCAAACTTTAAACATAATGTAAATAATAAAAATCTAGAAAAATTAGATGAAGCTATAGAGAAAACTATAAGTCATAGTTTAGAAGTCGGTGATGAATTTGAGATATTAGCAAACACACTATTAAATGAAAAGGATATAATGAAACTTGTGAAATTATTCCCAAGTCAAATGTCTGAATATCTTGTGCAATATCTTATTGCTAACAAGCCAAAAGATTATTGGGGACTATTAAACACAGCAACATATCTAGCTACACATAAAATGAATAGATACTATAAATCAACACACAGATTAGAACAAGAAATATTTCCGAATGTCAAGAAGTGGGCAGCCAAAGCCGCTGCGCAAGCTTAAAATAGCGTCAGAGAGCTATGCAATCGAGTACGCTATAAAATGGGGGAAGAAGTAGTGTTCAGTCACGTGACAATGAGACATGAAAAAGGTAAGACCTCTTACTTCCCTCATGATTTGGGTGGGCAGTGATATATATGATTCCTTGTTTGGTGCAATGTCATGTTATCCACAACTACAATGTCTGCCCATTATACTATTCCCCATTGATATGAGCCTTACATACGATACAAGTTGATTCTTGGTCCAGTCAACAAGGTATCTATACGAATGTAGTAAAACCATGACGTAACTTGGCGGTTGTGGCAATGGGGAATAAAATTTAAAAAGGAGAAACAATGGATATAGATAAAATAGAAGAGTATCAAAGAGATTGGCAATATGATGAAATGAGAGAAGATGTATTTGATTATTTAGAAGAATTAAGAGAATCTGGAGAAACTAATATGTTTGGAGCAACTGATTATATTGTAGAAACATTTGAAATTAGTAAAAATATGGCTAGGAAATTCTTAATAGATTGGATGGAGAGCTATAACAATGCCTGACCCTAGATGGTTTGAATGTCCAGTAATCATTCCTTATATGGGAGGTAAATTTGAGTTAGGCAGAAAGCTTATACCAATGATACCTCCTCATAAGAGATATATTGAAGTGTTTCTTGGTGGTGGCAGTATGTTTTTCAGAAAAGGTAAAGCAGAAATAAATATATTAAATGATAAACACAATGACTTAGTAAATATGTATCTATCTGTAATGACAATGTACAAAGAATTCATATCATCTTGTGAAGCAATACTCAAAAGTCGAACATTATATGATGCATTTAAAGAAGAGTTAAAGGAAGACATTAAGTATAGCGATATGCCAGACCCTGAAAGGGCATCTAAATATTTCTATATTATAAAGAACGCCTTTAACACAAACTTCCAAAACCCTATAGCAAAGGAATCTGAATGGAATAGTGAAATGTGGGATTGTTTAGGAACAAGTAAGAAAAAATTAGAAGATACCATGATAGAGAATTTAGATTTCAGAGATTTACTTGATAAATATCCTATAAGGGAAGATGATTTTTGGTATCTTGACCCACCATATGTAATAGCTGGTGAAAGAGGTGACTATTATCGTCATTCATTAAATGAAACAGACCATATAGAATTAGCAGTAATGGCAGAAGTAATTGATATGGAAGGTGGAAAGTTTATGATTTCATACGATGACCACCCATTAGTAGAGAAATTGTATAAGAATTATTATATTAAGAAAATACCAATAAAATATGCAGGACAAATGATAGGAGATGATTATAAAAACGAGTTAGTAATAACTAATTATGAACCCAAAAACATACAGGAGCAATTATGGAAGCCCCAATAAAAGTATATCCACATTCAACTGAAGCAGAAGAAGCAGTTTTAGGTTCCGTCTTAACTGATGGGGCTAGTGTATTTGAAAGATGTAATGGATGGATAAGAGATAGAGATGCATTTTATCATACTAACAATAAGAATCTATGGGGAATAATGAGCGATATGCACAGAGAAGGAGAGACAATAGACATAGTTACAGTAGGAGATAGAATTAAAGAATCTGATAAGTATTCTGATGAAGGCTTATCTTTATATTATTTAACAGGATTACCAGAGAAAGTACCAACAACAGCAAACGCAGAACAATACGCTAGAATTGTATGGGAAAAATACATTAAAAGACAATCTATAAAATCAGCATATAACTTATATAATACAGGATTTCAAGATACAGAAAGTAATGTAGAAACCATGTTGCACAACCATTCTTTATTAGTAAATGAACTATTAGAAATAGCACCAAGTAAAAAGAAAGAAATAGCAGCTGTTATTAATGAAACTATAGATACACTTAAAACTGGTAAAAATATTATAAAGTTTGGATATCCTCAATTAGATAATATAGCTGGTGGAATGACAAGAAAGGAAGTTACAGTAATAGGAGGGAGACCTGGACATGGAAAGACGACACTAACTATCAATATTGTAGCCAGCTTATTAAAACAAGGCTACAGGGTAATGGTATTTAATAGGGAAATGTCAAATGTAGAGATGATTAAGAAATTTATGATAATGGAAAGTAGTGATTTAAAATATGAAGATTTAAGAGTAGGGGATATTGAAGAAGGTAGGATGCAATTAATAGAAATGATGGCTGATGGATTAAAAGATAAATTAAATAATCTTATAATGTATGATGATATACGCACTCTAGGTGATGCTATGCGTGAAATACAAAGAGAAAAACCAGATGTGGTAGTTGATGACTATATTCAATTAATTAAGGTAGAAAACAAAGTAAGTAAAGATAGAAGATTTGAAATAGAAGAAATACTAACAGAATATAAATGGGTATGTAAGAAAGAAAATTGTGCAGCTATATTGGTATCTCAATTAAACAGGGAAATTGAGAAAAGAATAGAACCTAGACCTAGATTGGCAGACTTTGCAGAAAGTGGAACGATAGAACAAACAGCAGAAACAGCATTATTAGTATTCTATGGATACAATTTTAATGGAGATAAATATAGTAGTTATGAAATAGAAATTATATGTGATAAAGCTAGGTATGGCAGAGTAGGAACTTATGTTATGGGATTCAATGGGAGCAAATGTAAATTCTATATGAATTCAAGCGAAGCTCAAGAAGACAATGATAACAATAGAAACAAAACAAAGATCAGCAGAAGTAGAGCATTGTCAAATGTGCAAAGCGAATTTTAAAGATGATAAATATTATAAATATCACTCATCTTACAGTGATACAACATTATACATATGTTATCAATGTGGAATAAAAGAATATTACGGGAGAAATTATAGTCATGGAAAAAAGTGGAAAAGGGATAAAGAAAAGAACTGGCTCTTTGGCAAACCTCGTAGTGGGGATTGACCCTGGGAAAGGAGGTGGTATGGCAGTTATCAAATCAAATATATATGATTTTGGTGCTAAAATATTCACCGCTCACAATTGTCCTGAAACGATAGAAGAAATGGTTGGCTTTATAAGTATGCTAAAATCAGAATCACCATATATTACTTGCTTTTTGGAGAAAGTCCATGCTTTCCCAACAGACGGAAGAAGTTCTGCTTTCAAATTCGGTATGAATTACGGAATATGGAGGGGGATTCTTTGTGCCTTTGGTATAAAGACAGAACTTATAACACCACAAGCTTGGCAAAAAACCCTTGGTGAATTGCCTAAAAACAAACAAGAAAGGAAAAGGAAGTTGAAAGAGATAGCAACCGAAAGAAGTAATGTAAAAGCTACTTTAAAAACAGCAGATGCTATATGTATTGCTTTATATGGACATGAAATGATAAAAGCTGGAAGACAATGGGTGTAAGATGATAACTTTAGTTCCTCAAGACGAAAATTCTAAAATAAATTATTTAATAAAAAAGGTAAAAGATTTAGAAATTCAAATTAGAAACTTAATTGCCTTGATGAAATATAATAGGTAATACTCCAACGAAAAGGGCTAGAGGGAAACTTCTAGCCTTTTTTAAAGATAATTTAATACATTTATTGCTTTTTCTCTTTCTTCTGGAGTATTTGGATTTTTTCTACCATAATCTCTTCTTCCACTACTAGGAGCGAGGGACTTATGAACATTCTTGCCTAACCATTGTTGAGCTGTTTTTCGTATAGCTCTCATGTCTTTATCTGGAAAAAGACCTAATTCCATTCTAGCAGCATCAATAATTCCTCTTTTATAAAACAATGGGGCTGTGTAATTCCAACTACGAGCAAGTTGAGCATTTACAAGAGACATTAATTTAAATCTTTTATTTGTTTGCTCAGTATTAACAAAATCTATATTTTTAAGGTAATCATCGTATTTTACTTCATCCATAAAATAGAAATCTTTTAATTCAGACATTGACATTAAAAAATTAACATTTGGACCAAGGAAATAGTATCCACCTTGACCAAAAGTTTTTTTATCAAGATTTTCCATTTCTTCTGGATTATTCCTATCTGCCGTAAAATAATCATATGCAACTTCAGCAGTCTCTTTAACATCATTTTGAAATAAACCAGAAAATTTTGTATTTAATAATGGAGCAAATACACCAGTAATCATTGCTGTTGTTGTGCCTAACCTCATTAGTCTCCATGTTTCTTGTCCAGTAAAATCTCCTGCCCTGACAGCAACCCCTGCTTGATCAGCCCATTTGTACATCATATCAAATAAAGAAAATCTATAATGCATAAATTGACCAAGAAATTGCCCAGCCCCTCCTTGCAAACTTTTAGCTTTTGCCCACTTGGCATATTCATAATGTATATCCAATACTTGATTATATGCAATTTTACCTGCTTCCCTAGCTTCCCATTTTTTAATATCTTCTAATTTTGACATTTTACTTTTTCTCATCTTCCAATCCATACTCATCATTCCTAGATTTTCATGAGCAAGAGCAAAAGCCACTCTAAAAGTATTTGTTCTATTCCAATCTTCAATAATTCTATGCATAAAAGCAGATTTTTCAGCTACTTTTGAAGTAACACCAGCTATTTTTCTACTTGCACTAGCCGTATGTCTAACAATTTCACCATGTTCATTAACTTTTAATCCATAATCGGCTATAAAACTTTCACCCAAAGCCCCCCTGGAAGCCTCAGAAACACCAGAACCACCCTCAGTTAGTGTATCTAATAATTTATGTCTGACATTTTTACCAGAAAACCACAATAATCCATATTCTTTTGCCATTGAATTTGCAAGAGCTGTATTATCTTCTGCTCCACCTCTTTCATTGTAGTATCTATTTGCCTGAGCAACACCAGCAATTCCAAAATTGTGGACTTCATGTATTCTTTGTGTCCCATTTCTTGCCCCACTTCTTATATTCCCCCCAAGTAATCTGAAATATGTAAGAGATGTCATAAATCTCATTAAATTATTACCAGTTGTATCCTTGTAGGGGTCTACATTGCTTAAAGTTTTATAAACATCAGATGTCATCTTCATCATATTCTCAAGCATTTCAACAGAATTAACATTTTTGCTTTCTTTTGCTTTTAATAAATGATTACTTGCTAATTCACCGTATGCTTTATGAAATGTATCTTTAATATGAGTTCTATAATTAAAAATAGACACATCACTAACGTATTTCTTTAGAAAATAAAATGGATCAAGATGGTAATCTGTATCTATAGTATCATTTCTACTTCTGATTCTATTGATAAATCCATCCATCTTTTTTAAATCCATCTCAACAGCCTTGTTCAAATCTTTAATAGACTCACCTTCACCTCCCCTAAAGAGTTTTTCAGCCGTATAGAGCATTTTAGGGATACCTAAGACATAGTGTGGCATATATTGTCTAAACATAACATTTCCATTTTTATCCATAAAAGAATCTTTGCTCTCTACAGTAAATCCATATTTTAATATATCAGCATCAGCTTTAAAATGTTTACCTTCTATATTTCTTCCTTTAGAATCTATTACTCTTTGAAAATTGATTTCCTTTATACGAGCCACCATTTTTTCTACAAGTTTTTCATGAGCAGGGTTGCCTTTTGCTAATTTTACAACCTTCTCCATTCCTCTGACAAGAGAAACAGATGTTTCTTGTCTCATCTCATGCCATTGACCCATCATATCAGTCATAAGGGCTTTAGATTTTCTCGTAGGCAACTCTGCTATTGATTCTATATCAGCACCTTGAAAAGCTTTCATCAGTCCCATATATGCACGACCAGAACCACTTACATAAAAATCTGCTCTTTTCCTTAATAACTTATTTTCAATTACCTTGTCTCCCTTAACCCTAGCTGCATCTATAGCGTTTTCTAGAGATGTAAGTTCTTTTGTATTTGAACCAAGTTCAGCAGCTATTTTCTTAAAAGACGTTAACATAGTATTAGCTCTTTTGCTACCACTGGTAGTTTGCCGTCTAAAGAAACTTGTCTCTGCAATCATTTCTTGCTGAAATCTATCAAGTTCTGGAAGCTTCTTTAATATAGTTCTAGGTAATTTAAAGAATCCAGATATCCACCCTTCTTTTTTTACTAAAGCTTTGTTAAATCTATTTAAACCAATTTCAAATTTTCTTATATCAACTATCGTTGGCACAAATGTAGTTGGGTCAAGAGGGATTCCAGTAGACTTAACCCATAAATACTCGAATGTATCCATATTGTCATAGCCAGTGTCTTTTATATTTTTCCAATAACCATTATGGAATTTATCTGCATTACTTTGCAATCTATTTTCAACAGCCTTTCTTTGTTCCTCTGATTGCTTGTCCCCTTTGGACATCTTCTTTTGTAAAACTTTAGCTGAACATAATAAATAATTACTCATATCACTTATAACATTTTAACATATTTCTAATAACAGAAGGAACCGATTGTTCCATTGAACCAGTATTCCCATAATTTCGCACTTCACCCTTATTTAAACTACTTGTGGTCACTCTTTCTTTAACATGAGAACGCCCAGTATCTGGTTCATATACAGTATTCACCCATATTTGATCTCTTGGAATTTTAGCAACTTCAGTTAAAATGCGACTTGCTCTGTATAGATCAGCACTACTCAACATTCTATCTCCAGATGCATATTCAATAATCCATTTAGCTGCTTTTCTTGCGTCTGCTCTTTGATGAGATAATGCTTGAAAAACTTCCATTCCTACATCGCTATCTTTAGATATATGACCAAATTTAAAATCAGAAGCGTGACTAAAGCTTCTATTGACATTCATTTTATAATCATTGACACCACCAGTAAGCATATTATGAAATCCAATTTTCTTTAAAGCAGTAACATTTTCCAATATAGCCTCTGCCCTTTCCGCTGTTATAGGTGGTTTTTTTATTCTTCCATTTGCAATTTGAGATAAAATATGATATATAATTTTAGAGCCAGGATTTTCAGTAAATTTTGGACCAAACTTTGCACCACCACCTACTGCTCCCCTATACGGAGAAACACCTATTACACTAGTATCTATAGTGGGTCTTAACATTAGAGCAACAATACCTTCTTGATAAGCTTCATTTCCCTGAATAGCAGAATCCTCAAATAATTCAATGTATTTTGATAATCTTTTTAATGAATATTGCTCAAGTGAATATTTTGATTTATCTGCTCTGTTATTCCACTCTTGCCTAACTTGGTCTACAACTTCTGATAATTTTACACGAAGCATATTCATTTCGCCACTGCTTAATTTACGTGTTTTACCACCCTCATCAGTATGAACCCAATCACCACCAAACATATTATAAGTAGCTTCTAATCCATTGTTTTCATCACCTCTTAAAATTTCATATCTCTTCCCATTTTCTAAAAGAACATCATTCTTATAAATATTTTTTACATTTCTTTTTTCGGGCATTATTACTTCAGATATATCACCACTTTTTCTGCGAACAACAATAGGCTTATCTCTAAGATTAGTAAATTTACCAATCCTCTTCATATCTTCGGTTTCTCCAACTGGATTTTTTAATCTTTTAATATCATCTTCTAAATTTCTCTTATAAGATAATACCTCTTCAATCTGCGATTTTAATTCTAAAACTCTATCTTTCTGAGCAACAAGGGCTTTATAATTAGCATTTTCTTTTATTGTCCCAGATTTATCAAACTTAACCATATCAGCAATCTTCCACTCTAAAGTACCTAATCTAGATGCTAAATCTTCAAATTGAATAACCTTAGCATCATCTTTTACAATGTCAGTAAAAGCAGTTTGTAAAAGACTATTAATATAAGTTTCCTTATCCTTTGTATCAATCCCAGTTTCTCTAAAGCCATATTGAATATATGTAACCATATTTTGAACATAAGATTGACTTTCATCCATTTGCGCAGTTCTATTTCTTTTTATATTATAAATTGACCTCATAGCATAATCGTATGAATTCTGTGAAGTTTCAGTACCCAAATGAGCATAAGTCTGCTTTAAACCATTTTCAATAGAGATATTATATGGCATTTCTTCGTCAGTTCTAGGCACCCATTTTACAAATTTGTCATTCATTGAAAACATAAAAGACCTATATGTATTGTAAAAATCATCTAATGTTGCTTTCACTTCCTTACCAGTTTCATCTGGGGACGTACCTCTATTCATTTTTAAATATCTATTAATAGGTCTCAGAAAATGCTCAACCACAGCATCTCTAACAACAGGTAAATCATTTAATATGTGTTTACTTCTAGAAAATTCACCATCCTCTGAAACATTCATAATTTCAAATAATCCATTTTTCCCAAAATAAATTTGCCATTGAAGATTATCAATATTTTCAAGAAGGCGATTTGAAGGGTCAACATGCATATCTAAAAACTGTTTAACAGCAGTAGTTACACTTTCAGCAGTTTTAACATAATTAGCATTATTATCATTCACAACCACAACTTTTGTACTTCTAGCCTTTACTGTTTGGTTTGGGTCGTTAAATCTTAAAACAACACTACTTCTAGGAATACCAACGTGCTTTTGAGATGAAGCATCTGCCATTTCTGCTTTTTTGAAAATATTAGCAATATAAGTCATGGTTTGATGCATTTTAACAAATCTACCTCTAGCAGCATCCATATTATTAATTGTTTCTTTATGATTGCTTCCCCTAAACAAATCAGCATAATCTGGACCACTAGCAATAGAAGTAAATTTTTCACTTATTAAATTTGCAGACGCTGTTGATTCATATCCAGCCAACCTACCAGTCTCAGCCCAAAACTTTCTGTGAGAAGCTCCAAATACCATTGATTTATCCATATCAAAATCCGCATCCTGGGCATGAATAACATCAATAAAATTCATTGTACTTAAATTCCCACTTTTCTGATCATTAGAAGTAAAGATATAAGTTTCACCATCTATGTCCTTTTCAAAAGTTTTTAACCTATTAATTATTAAATCACCCATTTGATTTCTAGGCTGTCTACTATTTATTGTGCCTAGTGCAACATTATATGGTTTAATTGCAGCATCTTGTCTCCACTGATGTACCTCAAATAGCATATCTCCATATTTCATACCACCCTTTTTACCTTGATCCCATATACCATCTTTACCAATTATTTCATTTTCTAATTCATTTGCCATCTCCCATACTGCCTTATTTGTATCTATATCTTTTTCATTTTGTTTTATTGTATCCTTTTTATTAATATAACTTAAATCCCTAAAATGACCTCTTTCATCTATTCCCACACCCTCAGTTATATATATTTTATTGCCACTATCATCTTTAACCATATACCCATCAGCAGTTCTTTCTTCCCCTTGCATGGAATATTTATGTCTCGAAATAACAATCCCACCAATATCCTTACCACCATCTTTTCCTGTACCAAATGGTTTATATTGCATATCAGCAAATTCATGAGAAGGTAAAAAATCTCCAAAGAATGTTAATACTTTTCTTTCATCTCCAAATACACCGCCCATAATATCTTCTGCATAAGATACTTTTTTTCTTATTGAAAAATTAAGAAAATCATTTCCAGTACCCCAATAACCACTAAAATCACCAGACATAACATCATATGTGCCATGTTCTACTCTACCGCCAGCAATTCCTCCGTTGTTCATAAAGTAAGGAATAACTTTCTCATCAATAGCATCTATCATCCATTTATCTGTAATAAACCCATCATGTTTCATTACATAGTCTAATCCAGTATTTACAAATGACATATCACCCTGTTCAGCACTATGTCCTAATAATTTTCTAGCAAGAGCAGTTCTATAATATATATTATCCATAGAATGTCTAAATGCTTCATTTGTATTTTTTAATTTATTATCTAATCCTATCCATTCCCTTATACCATTATCATCTCTCATATGAATACCTAAATTGGCACTAACCATAGGCTTATGACCTTTGCCAACTGCAAATAAATTAATAGATGAAAAAGGAATATGTGAAATATGATTATTCTTATCTCCTCTATCAAATATAAGATTACCGTCAACTGCCATCCAATCAACTATATTATCTAATAATGCACCACTCTTTTCTGAAAGGGCTCTAATAGAAGCATAAGTATTCCTTCCTTGGTTTGATGGGTCATGTTCATCTATATCTGAATTATGCCAATCATTTGAACGATTATTTTTAAATTCATTAACTTTATTTGCACTTTTAAATGTTATAGCATCTACTTCAAGATCATTAAGTAATGATTGAAATTCTGGTCTATGTTTAAAAGCAGTTTTTGCATAAAAAACTCTCGATCTTCCATAATGATTACTTTTAGTGTCAGTTTCAACAGACGAATGTGTTACACTTGGTTTTATACCTCCAGCTGCTATCCACTTTACGTTGCCATCATTATCAAATTTAACCATTTTATCATTAGCGGAAGCCATCATAGCAAGTGACGCAACATATGGTTTTTCAGCCATTATAAATTCACCATCTACAATAGATTTACTAAGTTCTCCAATTAAATCTGTATTATATTTAATCTCTTCTGGGGTTAAACCTGGATTTCTTTGTTCTAACCAAGCGGATGCTCTTGCCTTTGAATTAAAAATATTTGATAAAACATCTTCCCCACCTGAAAAACTTTCAATTTCATCAGCAATTGATAAAACCTTTAATTTAGGATATTTACCATCTGCGTCTGGTGTAACCCAATCTTTAACATATTCATATAAATGTTTATAATGACCTTTTTTACCAGACAAAGCTACGCCTTGTTTATTAACTGATTCTGATGCCATGAAATTCAACATATTATTTGCTCTTTCGAGATTTCCAGAACTTCCTATAAAACCATTTTTAGGTTCTGTTAACTTTAAATACTTCCAAAACTTAGTTAATTGAGCTTGATCTGTAATATCAAGAGGTCCAGCTGTAAAACCAGCAGATGCTTTTTCAAAGACATGAGGGGCATCTAATAAAATTCTAGTTAACCTCACTCCATTTAAAATGCCTTCATCATCTAAAGTTCTATTATCTATTAATTTTAGAAAGTTCTTTATTATTCTATTCTTTCTTAAGCCAAGAGCTTCTATTTTTTGAAGCATTTCACCATTCTTAGTATAATTTTTATTTAAACTATCTCTTATTGGAGATTTAGAATCTACCCTAACTAATGCCATAGTATTTTCATCAAGTTCTAATAATTTAAATTTATTTTCTATTCCATGTCTATCTATGGTTGTTTCTTTATTTACATCAATAATATCTTTATAGACAACATCTCTTAAACCTAATCTATTTTCAACTTTTATAGGGCTATCTAGAGATTGAGATATCTCTTCTTTTACCCAAGCTGGGAAATTTCTCATAGCTTTCCCATTACTCATGTCATTTGTATTTGACATTAATACAATAGACTCAGTTCCATCACCCAATCTGTCTATTAGCCCAGTAATACCCCTATCTCTAGTATATCCCATTAGTTTTTGGTCAGCAACAAATCTCCCAGCAACATATCTATATTCAGGGATTGGGATTGATGAAGTCCCAGAAGATATAATGGAATGAACATCTGCTAATATGTCATTTTTTGATAGATGTACACCAGCCCCAATGCCTATTTTCTTTTGATAATCAACTTTCATTTTAGCAATAGTATATAAAGGCTTTACTATAGCTTTTTTAAAATCCTTTTCAGATAAATCTCCCTCACCTATATCTGCAATAATTTTTCTTAGATTTTTCTTAGCTTTATCTGGGGCATATGGGACTTCCGAATCAAGCCTCTTGTATAAATTTTGAAAATCTTGTGCCTGAGCAATTTCACTACGATGCTTAAAAATTACATCAACTATATCATCTACGTGTATTCCGTATCTTAAAGAAAATTGAGCTGCAGATGTGCGGATAGTCTCACTAATCACATCCCTATCCCCTATATGAGTACCTTCTACTTCCTGTCTGATTTTGTCATCAAGAGTACTTTCTCTATAACCTTCCTTCTTTGCTAATCCATTAACTTTTGCGTGTAATAAAACTAATTCTCTAGCATATTTAAAAGCCCTATCTGTTGTCTCTGAATTTCTTATTGAATCAAGTAAGTCAGAATAAGACTTATCCCTGCTCATTATTTGATGTAATAACACTCTATTAGTACCCTGATGCGCTGCCTTAATTTGATTTATAACTTCTCTTACATTATATCCATCTTGACTCAAATCAGCAACAACTTCATCTAAAGCTTTCCCCTTAGCCCCCTTTATCTCATCTAATTTTCTGTGTTGTAATTGTATTTCTTGAGTTAAAATATCAAGTTTATCAATAGCTTCTTCGCCTTTCTGTACAAATTCTTCCGCTCTTGGTCTAATTTTTGCTAAATAATGTGTAACAGCCTCATTCCGAGAAGCCTTTAAACCCTCAAACCAGTCTCCTTTTTTAGTTTCATTAATGCCTTCCTTCATTTGAATAAAAGGAAATTTAGATTTCTTTACTGCGTCAACTAATTCACCATAAAACTTTTTATATTCATTATATTGTTCTTTGCCAAGCTTTTTTGATTCTAAATAAGCGTTCATCCTCTTGACAGTAGGAATATGAGTTACCTGACCTTTGGTTTTGAAAACTGAGCCAATAATCATACTATGAAGACCAGCTTTAATATTAAAACTACCATCTAAATCATTTAAATTAAGTTGATCCATAGAATAATTTGTTAATTCGGACTTTAAAAAAGCATGAGCACCCTTATTGGCAACTATATCACCAAGAATATCTTCAAAATTAACTTTTAATCTTTTTGCACTTTCATAATTAATAAAACCCTTATTCGTTGGAGCAATTGGATTTGAATGACGAACCAATGAATGTAATTTCTTAGTAAATTTATATACATCAGCATATTCATCACTTGTTGGATCAACACCACTTTCAGATTCATCAAATTTTACTTTTATCTTACCAGATAAGACATCATTCATCTCGTTTCTTAATTTACTAACTTCAGATGTTGTTAAATTATGATTACCATTTCCAGTAAGAACAGCAATTGCATTTTTTGATTGACTTTCTCTTAAAAGTGTTGCATAAGCCTTGTACCAAGAATCATCACTAATAATATTATAGTCTGTTTCATTCCTAGACCAATCTTTACCATATAACCATGTATGCAAATTATCAACAGTAGATTCGTAAAGTTCAACCGCCTTATCTCTACCTTCCTGTGTTGTACCCTCATATTCACTTTTAACTTCATCTGTTAATCTTAATTTTTTAGACAATCGAAGTTGCTCTACCGCAGATTGAAAAGAATGTTGAACGTCTGATGCTTTACTCTTATCTGAAATACCAGCTATCATATTAAAATTAACTTTAGGGACTTCTATGACACCATCTCTCTCTTGAAAATTTACACCAAATGCAGAATAGACACCTTTAACAAAAGATTGAATTGTATTTATTGGCTCAACTGTTGCTTTTGTAAGATTATCACGATACCATGATGCCAAACTTTTCTGTGGGTTTATACTACTTAACTCAACGCCTCCAAATTTCATCTTAGATAACTTTTCAACTATTACATTTGCCTGGTCTGGGGTAAAGGTGCTTGTAGATAAGTCTTTATTATCTAAAGAAGTATCACGATAAAACTTTAATATTGCTTTAGCTTTTATAATATTTTCTCTATATGCATCTTTTTGTTCTACATTTTCACTAGGTTTATAACCAAAAGTATCTAGCATATATCTATTTGCAGCTTCTGTAAAAGTACCAGTTTCAAGACCAACACTTTCAGTAGCTAATTTTTCTTGAGTTCTAACAATTTTCTTTATTTCTCTTATTTCTGGACTATTTTCAATTAATGAATTAGTAATACTGCCATCATTAACTCCTATAATATTATCACTGCTCTTACCTCCATAATTAATTAGGAATTTATTAAGCATATTTACATCACTAACACCAGTAGATTTTAAACCACCAATAGAATAAGCAAGCATTTCGCCCTTTTGAGTAGCATACTTTCTTATCTTATCAGTCTCAAAAGCCATCATTCTATCAGCTGTGTGAAATGAGTGAGGTTTTCTTGTAAAAAACATAGCAGTAAATACATTAGAAATCCTTTCTTCAGGAGTTGCTCCAAATGCTAATTCTACATTTTCTATACCATAATCTTTTACAACTTCATATATCCCCTGAGAATGCATAGCAACAGTACCCATAGCCATTCTAGGTAAGCTATACAACATTTCTGCACCAAATTCATTAGCCCACAATAATGGAGCATTTATAGCAAAATCTTTTCTTGCAAAATTTACAAACTCTTGCATATCGGTTTTAGTTGCACCTTGATTACTAGCAGCCCACCAATTAGCTTTATTCCAATGGTCTCTTCCATGAGCTGCTGAAAGCTTTTTAGATACTTCACTTTTTGTTAATTTATCTAAAAATGCAATATGAGTTCTTAACTCAGATGATTTCATTTTCTTAGCTGGTCTTAAATTCTTTAATATTCCAAACATTGTTTCTTTTGTTGATTTAATTAAAGAACTCTTACTACCACCTTTAATAAATTTCACAGGTCCAAGTAATGAAAGAATAGCACCCTCGTGAAGAGCATCAGATAATATTTTATCAGTATAACTCTTTGGTTCATCATACCCGTAATGTTTATGAACAGCAGATGATGCAGAACCTCTCATAGTACCAATTGTTAAACCAAGAAGATAATCATAGCCCATAGCCCCAGCTACCAAACCCACTTTGGGACTATTAGGTAAAATAGCACCACCTAATCCAAATAATAAATCCTGAGCATGAGTAGGTTTATTATGTGTTATAATATCAAATACTTCATCGGTTAAACCACCAAGCATTTTCCCTTCTTGTATACCTGTAATATTCGCTATGCTCTTTGATAAATCTCCTTTAGCCACAGCTTCAAATGTTTCATTCCCAAAAATCTTCATTTGATTAGCAAATGATTTCTTACTTATCGCATCAAAACCAGTTGTAGCTATTTTTTCATATTCTGCCTTCCCCAATGCCTTTATGCCAATGGTTTCTGCTTCCCCAGCAACAACCTTCTTAACAAAATGTTCCTCAATTTGCTTCCCAGCTCTTTTTTGCATTAACCTTGTGCCAACATTACCAATTTTAGCAGTCCCAGTTATAGCTTTAGATGTTATTGCTCCACCTACTAAAAATGTTGGAATAACACCAAGAATAGAACCAAGCGTATATCCAACTTGTCCCCAAGTACCTAATTCACCAAAATCACCCTCATAAGACTCTGGTAACACTCCTCCTAAAGAAGTAAAGGCTTTTTCCATCCTATCTGTTTTGGATTCCATCTCTTCTTTAGAGATTTTACCAGCTTCATATTTTGGTCTAGCAACTGCTTCTTCTGCTATATCAGAAAGCTCAAGAGTTCCAAGACTTAAGGACTCAGCTACCCCCCAAATAGTTTGCCCAACAAATTCTTGAAGATTGCCTTTTAAACCAACATCTTTCTTTTCAAGTGTATTAGCAGGGTCAAACCAACTTTTACTTTCTTCAAAAAGCTTGTCTAGTTCATCTCTATCTTCTTTCCTAGTTGTCCCAGGGAGGTCGTATAAACCCATATATTATAACCTGTTTTCGTTAATTGTTAACTAGTCTGAAGTCATTCCTTTCATTAACTTAGATTCTTTCGTGTTCTCTCCAAATACAATTCTAGAAATTTGTTGACCAAGTTCTGGGTATGTATTCATTATATCCCATACATCATATGCCGCCCATAAAAGCCCGCCTACACCAATCACAGAAGATATAGCCTCTGGAACAGCAACAGCAGTAGCAGATGCCAGTAATTTAGCAGCAACCCATGGAAACTTTTTTTGTAAAAATCTACCAAGTTGTGCTGCTACCTTTGGATCGCTACCAACTTTCTTTGCAATTTGTTTCCAACTTTTTTTACCAGCTTTAGTCATATTCTTCTGAAGCTTTCTTGTAGTTTTATCAGAGAATTTTGACATCGCTTTTTCACCTTTTCTCATAATTGCATCTCTCGCTTTTTTCTTCTTCACTCCCTTTAATTTATCTTGCACTCCTTTTGAAATGTTTTTATTAAATTGGTCAATAATTTCACTGTGCATACCTAAGCCAACATTTGCTTCAATATGTCTAGCTGCAGCTGTTGCAATCAATTCAGAACTTTTCTGTATAGCAAACGTTCCAGCCTTATAACCACCAAAAGCAGCAGCACCTCCAATACCTCTAGACCTAGGTTCATCAAATCCTACCAAATCAGCAGTTTGCCTTCCATATTCATATGCTTGAGCAGCAAGTTCATATTTTAATTTCACCCTACCAGCAGCAGGAACAAATGGAGCAACTGCGCCTGCGACAGTTGGAACAGTTTTCATAGCAGTATAACCAGCCCCAACTCCTATTGCTGGGGCAAGCCAATCACCAGACATGGCATAATCACCAACGTCCTGCATTGCTGCTCCAAAATCAGTTCTAGTAGCATCTTGTGGTGTTGATTCAGGCTGGACTAGGCTTTGACCTGGAACAGTAGTTGTTGAATCTCCACCTCCAAAATAATCTAACATATCTTTATCGAGTTGTATAGTGTCTTGTTCTGCGTCAGCCATAATTGACTCCTTTATCCTTGTTGATTAGAATATTCAGTATATACTCTAATTAGTTGTTGTTTTAATAATTCAAATTCGCTATATGGATCATCCATAGTATTCTCTGGGTTTCTCCTATCTGCCATATAAGCTGTAAATGCTTCTTTAAATACAGTATTATTTTGTATCATATATTTAAGCAAATCATTATTGTCGGTATTCCCTCCAACAGTAAAATTAGAGTCTAATATAGCCTCCTTAGTCTCATCATCCATATCTATAAAAGTTTGTCTTATATGACTAGCTGGATCAGATTCATCTGATACCCCCTCCTCAAGCCAGTTTGAAGTAGTGTCTCCTGGGCTATCAAATAAATCTAAAGATTTAAAAATAGTCTGTTGAGTGTCTTGCCCAGTTATGTTTATACTTTGGGTACGTTCATCCATTTCATCATAAAGAGCATTTTGCCTTTCGATTTCTTGAAGATTATGTTCTAATACATCATCTTTTTTCTTTTTATCTAATTCCTCTTGCTCATCTCTATCTAGGTCAACATCATAACGACCAATATCAGTTTTAATAAAATCGCTAACATTAGTTCCTCCCCCAGGTCTACCAGTATCCACTGTTGAAGTAGTCAGGGTAGGATTTATTTCAAAATCAACATCACTTTGAGGTTGCCCAATATCAGTCCCTGTATATGCATTTACTAAAGATTCTTTATAATCGACAATCTTATGTCTTTCATCAGTAAGACCATAAAACGGATGACCTTCAGGTCCAGTATCAGAAATATTAACAATAGAACTACTCTCAAGGTCAGAAACACTAGCTTTCATAAATTTTTCATCGTCAGTCTCTTCAATATCTGTTGATTCCTCTGTTAAACCACTTAATACTCTATCAATTTTTCCCGCTTCTAATGCACTTGCAGAAGCTCTAATTTGATCCATAACATTCTTTTGATTAAGGTCAACTCCCCACATAGTACTAGTACGTTCACGTATTGCTTCAGCACCATCTTCATTTCCATCATTTAATGCTTGAATATATTCATCTTCTAATTCTAATATATTAATATTAAACTCATCATAAATTCCAATCTTTACCTTTTCTCTCATTTCAACTTGTTTAGAACCAGTTTCTATAAGTTTATCTAATACACCTTCTTGAAGTCTTGCCGCCTTTACTTCTACGTCAGTATAATCTTTAGCATTTTTAATGATATACCTATACTGTTCCAACACAGATGACATATCCTCAGTCTCCATGTCTTTTTTAATTTTGTCAAGAACAAGTTCACCATCAGTTCCTAAACCCCCTGGATACATAATATCAGAAAAAATATCTAATTTTACTCTATCAATTTCTAATCGAGCAGCCCTCATCCCTTCTACATCAGCACTAGTTTCAAAATTCCCCTCTGCTATTTGCAAATCAAGAGTAGCATTTTCTAAATCTTTCCAATATGTTATATTACCAGATTGAATAGCTGTATCGTAAAATTCCTTTACATCTTCTTGGAATACATCTTTAGATTCTTTTATACTTACTTTATTAGCTAAAAACTCTTGATTTAATTTAAGAAGATTCTGTTCATTTGGAGTTAAATCCTTAGCAAATCTTGTCAAATATTCTATAGTTTCAGCATCATCTTTAGTATCAAATTTCTTATTAGTGATATAATTTTTTAAACTTACATCATCAGCATTAATTTCATTATCTCCAGTTACATCAGTAACTCCTATACCCTCATTAAAATAACTTTGCAATTCTACTAAATTAGAATGTTTTGACCTAGCCTCAAATACTCCCTTACTTAATGCCTCCTCAGTTTTATACAAATTATCATTTCTTAGTTTCATATTCTCAACAACTTTACCTATATCATCTCCTATAACATTCTTAGCAGATGTACTAAACTCCTTAACTGAAATTTTATCAGTTTCCCCAAGCATATATTCAATTTCCGAGTTCACTTCATCAAGAGTTGCTCGTTGGGTTCGAATATTTTCTGAAACAGTTTTACGTTCATCTTCCATAATACCAATATTCGTTGAAAGAACCCGTATCCTCTCTTCATTATCTAATTTAGTCAAGGCAAGTATTGCGTCCACCTTAGAATCTTTATTTTCATCTCTCTGCTTTCGCCCTTCTCTCATTACTGAAAGTATATCTGTAACTGGTGTAGCCATATTTAACTCCAAAAACCTTCCCAGAAATCATCTGGTTTTTCTTCTATACCTGCAAGTTTATTTTGATATTCTGCCATAGCATCACCCATTCCTTCGTCTTTTTTAATACCAGCTACATCAAGAGATGTCGCATGAGCAGCCTCAGCAATATCAAAGCCCTTAATTGCTTGATCTTGCCCCATTTCATAAGAATCATAAATAGTACCCATTCCCCTATCAAAACTACTACTCATAGCATTACTATTAGCAAAACCAGCTTTACTAGTTGCACTCTTAACATTTTGACCTAAATCAGTAACAGATTGCCTAGCACCAAAACCAAGCTTTTGAACACTAAAATCTCTTAGATTCCCAGCCTTCTTCAATCCTAAATCAGCAGTATCTACAGCAGCATCATACCCTCTCCCTATTAATTCTTTTGATTCTTCCCAAACGTCCTTAGCACCAGAACGCATAGCCTTTAATTTATTTGCATTTTCTTGTCCACCAGCCTTACCGCCTTTGTACAGTTTTGAACCAACAGTAAGACCTACTCCTACTAAAGTTGCTACGCCAGCAGCAACGCCTATTACACTCATGATTCCATACCTATATCCCCATAGTCTTCTGTTGCAATATCCTTCTCTATCTCTTTAATATCTGTCTTATCAGTAGCATGAACAGTAATGAATATACAATCAGTATGTGCATATATAATTCTTTTTGTTCCTGGTTTTGTTATGCTATAAAATGGAGCAGAAATTCTTTGTTCGCCCTCTTCTGTTAATATTGACATTGTCCCTTTCATTAAAAAGTATGGATGAGCAACCTTATGTATTTTAGTAACAATTAATTCTCCAGCTGGATTAAAAATTTCTCTTATGTAACAGCCATCTGCAAAAAAGTGTCTTAATGGGTTATATTCACTAATCTCTTCAGGATTTCTAACAAATGGGCTATTTCTGAATCCAGCTTCAACAGAACCAATTTGTTCTCTAAATTCATCTGGTGTATAATTTGGAACTTTCTTAAAATCTGGTAGTACAACTTTTTTTAATGCTCTCTTATATTCCATAAAATCCCAAGCTTCATCAAAAGAAAAAGTATGCTCTATACCTAATTCTTCAGTTATATCATCAAATTGTTTTTTTGCTTGTTCTTTATTCATATCTTATCTACTTTTAGTGTAATCAATATAACCACCTGTTCCTACTTTGACATCAATTTCATTTCCCTTAAATATATCAAAGATTCTTGCCCACCCCTTTTTCTTCTTTCCACCTAATTGTTTAGTAATATAATCTCTAGTTTGTTGGTCATATACTTCTGTATATCCACCAGTTTTTTGCTTTAAATATTGTTTTCCATCTTTTTCAAAAATCTCTCCAGTATATAGTCCCTTGTCATTGGCTTCACCACTCATATTAATTTTGCCAACACTTACATAACCACCACTTGTCTCTGTTTTAATATTTTCAATGACAGGAGAACTTTCTACTTTACCTTGTTTTTTTAATAATTTCTCTTGTATCTTTAAGCCTCTTTCAGAATCACCACCACCTTCTACTTTCTGCCAATTCTTTATTATATTTTGTTGAGATTTTGGGTCAAGAGATAAACCAGTTTCTGAACCAAATTTTCCTAAAGTACGAACTTGATCTTCATTGTAAAATTTATCACCTAATAGAACACCACTATCACGGTTAAACCAATTCCACGGCATTAATTTACTTTGAGTTTCCTTTGAGCCTCTATATTTGAACAATGCATCTTTATCATACTCTCCACCAAAAATAGTTTCTCTATTAACCTCTTTATACCCTTCCTCTGAAGATAACAAATTTTTACCAGCTTGAATTTCACCTTGCTTTTCTTTGTAATCACCCAACCATTGACCTACTGTAGCAGACGCAGATGCCAAATCATTTAAAGCATCATCAATTTGTTTTTGCTTTTGTTCATATTCAGCATAATCTCTCTCTGCTTCCCCCCAACCTTTCTGAGCAGATTCCATTGTTCTATCTGGCGTAGGGTCACCCCTTTGTTCATATACCCCCTGTGCATTTCTTTCTTGTCCCATAATTAATTTCCTTTAATGTACCTTCTCAAATACATTTTTATATAATGACTCATTTGACCTAATGTACTGAACAACACCTTCTTCAGTTAATCTAATTGTTGGCACCCCATTCTGCAAGTCATTAATAGTTGGAACTCCTTTTTTTAAATGGATTCTTTCCTGCTTCTTAGCAGTAGAAATTCTAGCATATCTTAATGGATTCATACCTTCAAATTTACTTCACAGACTTCAATCTGTAAACAATTGTTATATCATTTATTGCAAAGCCAGCAGGGGCTTCTGTATCTTGGATAGTGGTTTCAGCCCAAACTTTATAAGTTAAGAAATAAAGTCTTAATGTATAGACATTATTAAATGAAAGAGCATTACTACTTAAATCCTGTGTTGGCATTGAAAACTTCTGAGTAATATAATTACTTTGATTTGCATCTGGAGCAAGATATCCAATAAAAAAATCATTTGTCAGTTCTCCAGATGGCTGATTACCAGTTGCTGCCTGAGTATGGAATTCACCATACAAACCTACCTTACTGTCACCAGCATTTTTATGAGTTACATATATATTATATATTTTCTTTCTTTGTGTTGGGTTACCAAAAGCAAGAGCTTTTGTTCTTATATCAACTCTATCTTGTGCTAAAGAAGTATCACTCCATGTTAAAAATTTTCCATAGCTATTACTAGCACCATCTATATATGCCCATGATAAATCATTATCAGCGTTTATAGAAAAATTACTTATTATGCGATTCGTCCCATCAATTGTTAATGTATCTTCTCCTCTCACCCAAGAACCAGTAACCATATCATACATAAATAGATGCTTACTACCAGATGTACCAACATCATCACAGACAAGCAACTGTCTCTTTTTAGGCAAATATGCAATAGAAGGGTTATATTGAGTAAATGTTTGCCATTCAGAATCAGCAATTAATTTTCTACCCTGTTTTTCCAATAAGTTTGTAACTTGTTTTCCGTCATATAAATAACAACCAGTTGTATTAACCCATGCTATACCAAAATCTGTTTTACAGGTAGCATATGGATTTTTAACTCCTTTAAAATTAAAAGTATCTTCTAAAAATTCAACTTCTTGAGAAATATTAATTAAATGCATTTTCTTCTTCTTAAATTGTAAAATCCTATCTGCATATTCTTCTAATTTAATTATCGCATCACCATCTCTTATACTAGCTTCTATACCTCTACTCTTTGGAAAGATATCAAAACCATTTACTGGAGATTTTATCATCATATCACCGTTAATAACATCTGCATTGCCATCGTTTTGTTTAATGTTTCCAACATAAGCCATTCTATTAGCAATAACAACAGTTTTAAATTCAGCATCTGTAACATCATTAATTCCATAACCATTAATATCTTCATATGTTACAATTTTTGGAGGGCTTTTAATAAATAATATGCTTTCTACAAATTTACCAACCCCTAATAAAGAATGAAACCACGGTGAATTACTTGACGATAGAATTTTTTGAAGACCTCCAGAATCAATTTTATCAAAATATAATTCAGATAATCCATAATATTCATTTTCAGTTCCTGTTAAGCCAGCTGTGTCACTTTCTTGATAGAAAATTCTTATTCCTATGGCTCTTGGACTATGATATGTAAACCAATCCTTAGCAACCAAACGACAATGTATCCTTAATTGCTTATTTTCTCCAGATAAAGCACACTCATCGTTTGTTCCACACCTTACAAGACGACTATTATAGCCTCCTTCAAAAATGTATGCAGCAAAAAATATATAATTATCATTTGCAAAATCCCAAGTACCCGCAGCAGCTGTGCTTAAGAAAAATCCTATATTTCCAGGTTCACGTTGCCCTCCATATGAAAACTCATCTGAATCCGAAAAAGTGACTTTCCCAGCTGTGTCTGTTTGCTCAGCATTGACTGCAGTAGCATATAATTTAGGTAATGGTTGTAAAGATGAATGCCAACCATTATATGTAGCCCCATCATCTGCCCAAAAGGAACCTGCAGTACTATCATCAGATGAAAACCAAAATCTATCTAAATAGCCATTCCAAGATGATTTTTCTGCGTTACCTAAATTCCCATCCTTTACCCTTGTAATCCCATCTACACTATAAATTATAGGTTCAAAACTATTTGCACTACCAATACTTCTCTCAGCAGACCACTCTTCATTTCCAGTATCGTGTGTATAAGTATGCCAATTTTGACCAGTCGCATCAGTTAAAATTGTATAAGATGTTTCTTTTACATCAATTCCAAGTTTAGCAGAACCATGTAACCCAAGTACTGTTGCTGTTGCTACCCCCATTTCCCTTATAGACACTTTTCTAACATACCAAACAATATCACCGACAGTTTCTGAAGCATCACTTGTATAAATATAAAAATTGTCACTTGTACTTGCACAAACAACATCAGCATAATACCAATCGCCCTCTCCGTTTGTAACTGTTAAATTACTTGCATCATTTGGTCCATTCTCCCAATTTACATGACCTGTTTGAGTTTCATCTCTCATTTTTTTAATTGAAGTATTATTATTTGCAAAAGCAAATTTAACATTAGGAACAACTTCGCCTGGGTAACTAGACGCAGTTCCAGCAGACATTTTAGCCATTATTCTATATGTTTTTCCATTAGCTGTGTCCATCTTAGATGAATCAAGAGATATTCCCTGAAGACCAACTAAGTCTTTAACAGTAATTGCTATTGTATATGGTGGAGTACCCGTAAGCCCAGCTTTACCAGAAATAGCTGTACCAACAGACGAAGGATCATAGACCGCCCAATCTAAACCAGTAATATTAGCAGATTCTGGAATTGTAGTCATAATCCTATTTTTGTAATCATTAATTATTTCATCACCAAGTAAATCTTCTTGAAAACCAGGATAATCATGACTGAAATTGAATAAACCATGACCTTTTGTAAAATCAACAACACCAACAGTTCGTGCTGGATGAGTTGGAGCTACTGATCCTCCAAGTAAACGAATCTTTCCCAATTCATCAACCATTACATCAGTTGCTTTAGTTAATTCTGTATCAGCAACATCTCTTCTGCTGGAATGACTGTTAAATCCTCCATGAAATTGATTAATAGTTTTTGCAACTTTAGGCATTAATCAAGAATCTCCACATGAACTAAATCATCAAATGAATTATCTTTAATTTCTCCATCACTATCCCAGTCCCCACCCCAACGAATAGTAACTCCAAGCTGTTGTCCAATACCACGAACCATGCCACCCATATAGTGAAACCTTTCTCGGTCTTCCCAGTTAATGGGGTATGGAGCGAGGTCAACTGCCTTGCCACTCATATGCTTGCTGTACTTAACTTTGGTTGCCCCTTTCTTAAGTAACTCTAATTGCCTTTCTTCTGAACGTACACCTTCAATAATGGTAACATCCATTATCTTTATTAGTTCATTAAGGACATTAACTAGTTTAGTATTAACGCCTTTTAGTCTTTCTCGACTGCGTTTACCATACCTAAACATTACTTAAATCCTGCCATTGCCTTTTTAATCTTAGCAACCATTTTGTCATCTTCTTTAGATGGAGTTACCTTTACTATAATATCTAAAACCATAATAATAAAGCCCTTAACTCCATGCTTTTTTACTTTACGCTTAACATAACTTGAAAGCATACTCATTTTGAACCTTCCTTTTTTAACATCTTAGTTAAACCTTGAAATACAACATCCACTAGAATATCATCTTTATCTGACGGAGACAACTTAACTATTTTCTCCAAACAGAAAAAAACAACTAAAACTGTTTCCCAATTTTCACTTAACCATTCCATTTACTACTCCTGTTATTAAGTTGAGTATGCCCCAGCCCCACAGAGGATGGACGAGATAGGGAGGATATAGAGCTAATATGAGGCATACCCAACATTATTTTCTACTCGTTATCCTTTTAATTCTTTTTATTTTTAGATATAAATATATAATATTCATAACTGCTATAGCAACACCAAGTACATAAGGGAGGAAATCAGTAAATACTGCCCCCATTCCTACAAAACTTGTGCCACTTACCTTTAAACTATCCATTAGTGCCTTCCATTTATTCTACTGACATTACCTTTAATTTCCATAAGTACATCTGACATATCATTAATTTCCTTTATAGTATCTTCATGTCTTCTATCTCTAGTTTCATCAGACCTATTCCATCTTTCAATTAACTTAATCAACATACCTTCCATATTTTCTAAGGTTTCAGATTGACCTTTATTTTCAATTTGTAAATCATTAATTGACTTAGCTTGGTCTTCTGACCTCTTAGCATTCTGATAGACCATAAAAACAAACATACAGCCCACAACTCCAATCATGCCATATTCTGCGTATAATGCTAAAAATTCTTCCATTACTTATTCTTTTTTCGTTTGCCCCAACTAAGTGGATTAATATTAAATTCTTTTTCATAAAAGCTTACTTTCTCTGCCAGCTCTTCTCGTTCAATCCTCTCTTCCACGATATGTTTACCAAGTAAGTCCCCAATTTGCTCATTAGCAGCAAGCATCTTATCTTCAAGCTCGCCAAGTCTACTCTCCACACGCCAATAGCCATACACAAGCATAGCAACGAGAACAAGTAACTGCCCCAGCCATTTGAGATTAATGCTAACAATAGCATTGTCATCGACAACAGTACCCCTATAACTTCTTGCAGTTTCGGGCTTTCCACTCACTGCACCTCCCATCCTGCGATTGACCAACCAGAGTCACATCCTATAAATGAAGATATTAAAAGCATAACTATCAAAAATAGGATGTACCCTGTAAGCAACTGGTATTCTGCTTTCTTACGTTTGTTTGAAAACATATACCACATTAATGTTGTAGCTTGTACTACTCGACCACTTCTGCTTCTGTATCATTATCTTCTTCAAGAGCTTTCTCCAGTTTCTTCATAAAGAACTCTCTCCCCCCTTGGAGCTGGTCTAAATTAAA